CTTTTACAATTGAAGAAGCGAATTTCTGGTTTGCGCGTGCACACGAGCTCGACTCTGGTTGCACGCATCTGAATCTCGACACCTATGACTGTGATACCCTTGGAAACCTTACTAGGCAGTACCAGGCGACAGTCAAGGAGTTCAATTCAAAACCTGCAAATACTACGATTCGACTTTTGGAGCAGTACGTCGAGTGCAACCAGCTTCCTGAGAACGACACACATTCTAACTGCGCTGCTGTGCTACAAGCATACCATACGCACTCAGCAATGTCGCGAGCGCTCATTCAGACACCAGTTGGCAACCTCGTACTTTTTACTTACTCGACATATCGATTTGCGGTTCAACAAGCATCGACTTTGATTGTTCTGGTTATGTCTGTAGACACGTTTCTCGTCCTCGTCTACCTATGCCTTGTTGGCATTGGTTGGATTGTTTTGGCTGAATTTTATGTTCTGTACCGCGTCGTTCGAGCTCTCTGCACGCTAGTGCGCAAACTTTACCTTAATCGAGTGTACCATAAGTATTACTCTGAAGTGGTGGTTAGCAACACAAGCAGCATTGAGCTCACGAAGTGGGTCAGCACTGATCCTTCAGGCCATCTCTTCGACACCAACAAAGGTCGTGCGCGAATCACTCACACTGAATTTGCGAAGCTTATGCAAATGCACAAGGAGACTGAAGGGCGTTATGAAACGGCCAAAGAGGGCAGCCTGCATCAACCCTGTTCCAAATGGCCTACAGGGGGATGCTGGATGCTCAAAAGTGTGGATAAAGTGTTGAAAGATAATGCTGGATGTATACGAGTTTCCATTGCTGGGAAGGATTTCCTTGCTTGTACCGCTCATCAAATGAACGAGTATGAGGAGGGGGAGATGATCTTCTTGCAAGGCCCCACAGGAGCTAGGGCTTCGTTCGCGAAGGACAGCACGTGTATGTTCACGTTCAAAGATTTAGAATTTGTTCTCCACCCCGTGACGCAGTGGCCCTCCTCTATCAAAGCCGCTCCGTACGATGCTCCCGCTGCTGGTTCGTTCAACACGCTCACCGGCACGTTTCATGGGATGGTAGATGGGAAGCTTTATTTCTCCTCTGGCCGCATCATGCCACCAACGAAGACAATCGTCGAGCATTACTCCACGACTTTTGGTGGTTGGTGTGGCTGGCCTGTGCTTTGCGGCACTAAAGTCATGTTCATGCATTTCATGGGCGGTGGTCCATCCAAGCCCAACCATTGCATTGCTATTGGCTCCATGCTTGTCGCACTCAACCTCTTTTACACGCGTTATGGATGGTCTCCCAAGACCAAGAAGTATCGCCATCTTGAGAGCGCGCAGGAAGACTCTGACAAGTTTGTCGTTGGTAACGCACTTAATCATATGCGTGACAACGCGGACGTCTATGAGGAACGAGAATTTCACCGAGGCATGGAAAAGATGCATGCGCTTCGCTCTGGGAAAACTGGCCGGACTTTCGTCATGGATGAGCAACAATATGATGCTTATCAGATGGAACTTGAGGACGGGCGGTTTTTGCAAGAGACGCGCGACGAGGTGGAAAATCGTACACTCAGCGACGACTACTGGGATGACGTGGAGAAATGGGCTAAGAAACATTATCGACTTGAGAAACTTCAAGACGACCAACGCGAGCGAGATCATCGCACGCAAGAGCAAAAAGATGCTGAAGACGACGTGGCCTTGATGCGAGCAGTTGCTGCTGGCTCAGGAATGGCTATGGCTGTCTCAGGTGATGTT